TCATGTGCGCGGGCCGTCGACAGGCTCTATCAGTTCTGAGCCCTGGTTCTTCACATTGCCCACAGCCAGGTCCACTTTGAACCATTCGAAGGCATCGCAAGGTTCGCCTTGCTGCAGAAGCATCTGTTCGGCACGCTCCTTGGGCGTGTACGGATCAAGCCATTCCCGCGCCAGTTCAGGATTGAGCGTCACTGGCCTACGGTCGTGAATGTCCACCATGCCGCCCTCACTGTCCGCAGTGATGATCACGAAGCCGTCATGCTCGTCCGGTTCATTTTCGTACCTTGGATACTGACCAATCGCAGCGCACAGGATCGGCGCGCGATCCTTGCGACGGATCAGGTAAGGCTGTTTCTTCGGACCGCCCTCGTAAACCCATTCAAACCAGTTGTCGATGGCGATAATTGCCCGGTGCGGCCATATTGCCTTGAAGAAAGGGTCATGGGCGACTTTCTCAACCCTGGCATTGATCGGTGTCGCGTGATCCCTGGCCCAGTGCGGTCGCCAGCCCCAACGAACCCTGTCGGCGTGCAGCACGCCGCTTTCCTCATGGAAGAGGGCGAGCTGAGTCGACGGCGCGGCATTGTAGAGTGCTAACGGCTGATCGCCAGCATTGTTGATCAGGGCGTTGGGCATGCTCAGCGCCGCCACGAACTCGTGAACACCTCGATACTGCGAAAGTCGTCCGCACATGGCTGAGCCCTCATGCTGAACCTTGAGCTTAGACAATAGTGAGTCCGAGCGTCTCCATCAGATCCTTGATCAGCTGCACAGGGGTGCACGTCGCCTCAAAAGCGGCATTCGATTCGCGAAACTGGTCGGAGTCGCGCTGGTAGGCCAGAATTTCGTCCTCGAGTTCAACGAGAATTTTCTCCTCGACCTTGCTCAATTCGCGCCCGTCGGTGAGTTCATCGAGCAGGTCGGTCGCACGCTCATAGTCAGCGGGGGTCTTGATGCCGTGCACAAATTCACCGCGCAGGCGATCAAGCGCCGCGTGTAGCTCGCCAAGCGTTGCGATCACGGTTTGAAGGATGTTTAACAATCGGCAGGACGCCGGAGGGGGGGGGCAGCCGCTGAGTTCTGGAACACGTCCATAATAGTTATGGAACACATGCCGAGAGCCGCGATTTTTATCAAACCCCAGAAACGAAAAAGCCCTGAATAATCAGGGCTCTAACGTACAAATATGGCGGAGGCGATGGGATTCGAACTCATGGACCTGTTACAGTCGACGGTTTTCAAGACCGCTATTTAAAGCCGCTAAAACCTTGGCCTGTAGCTCTTTTTCGTTACAGTACTTTTGTTTTTCGGCCCCTCTGTAGACCGCATTCTACAAGGGGCGAATTTTGAGTTTTGTAACGGGTTTTCGGGCTATTTTGATGGCTTGGCGATGGCGCCGATGCGGCGGTAAACGCGTTCCGTGATGTCGCCCTTGGTGTGACCCAAGAGCAGGCTCGCATCACCGACGTCGAGGATTTCTGACGCGGCTTTTGGTCTGATGTCACGAAACTGGAAGCTGCCGATTTTCTCGGCCAGCAGTGTGTCGCCAATCTCGTCAGCCTCTTTTTTGGCCTTTTCACGCGCCTTGTCCCACCGGTCGCGAAGCATCTTCGCAGTCATGCGCTTGCCGCGCGCACTCACAATCAGGTAGCTGCAGATGTGCTGGGCATTGCGCTCGGCCATATTCGCGATCAGCAGCCCCAAGCTGTTCGCCTCGTCGCCGTCAGTCATCTGGATACGCAGCTTCTTGTGTGTCTTGTTCTGCTGCACGCCCAAATATTTCCCCTCGACATCATCCTTTCTCATGACCAGAACATCTGCCGGCCGTTGCCCGGTGAGATAAGCCAGGTCCATCGCGTCTTTCAGCTCTTGAGCTGCCTTCTTGTAAACAGCATCCCAAACCACATCATTCGCGTAATAGTCCCTGGGCGTTTCCTTGTTTTTGCGCACGCCCTGGCAGGGGTTCTCCTTGGTCGTCAGCCCCCATTCCCGGGCGATATTGAAGATGTGGGAGAGGGTGGCGATCTCACGATTAGCCCGCACTTTAGCTGTCCGTGCATCCCGGTACCCGGCAATCGTGGCCGGGGTGATCGATTCGATGGGGGCGCTATCGAACATCGGTCGGAGCTGCTTGATCTCCGCCAGATTGTCTTTCTGGGTGCGCGGTGCTTTTTTGGAGACGATGTCGCGGATGTACCGGTCGAAGATGCCCTTCATGGTGCGCAGATCGAGCGGCTTTTCCTTGGCCTCCAGTTCTGCCCATTTGATCCTGGCCAGGTCCAAGTCTTTGCCCAGCGGGATCGCCTTACCAGTCAAGTCCAGGTAGTAATAGGCAATCCAGTCCTTTCCGCTTTTCCGTTTCCGCGTCCACTGATACATCCGGGGCGGCAAGTTGCGTGTTTCGGCCTTGCGGGGTCGCATATCAGTTCACTCGTGAGAAGTCGGGCGTCCATGCCGGTGCCGCCGGCGGTGGGTTGGGGTCAGCGATGGTGGGCGTGATCATGCCCAGCTTCATGCGGGCGTACATGCGCCCCACGAGTGGACGCTTACCGCGGCTTTCGACGAACACCCAATGACGATCAATCAGCCAGCGCCGCTGGTAAGCCCTGGCCTTGTAGCCGGTGAGATCTGCCAGTTCTTCGTCTGAGAGAATTTCAGTTTCCATGTTGATGCTCCATGCCACGCGTGGCGGCAGAAGGTGGGGAGGGGATCAGATGATTGCGGTCAGCGTCTGACTGCCGTCGGCATGGGTAGTGGTCATGTGCATCACGGATCGGCTGGGCGGCCTGATGATGTTCAGCGCTTGGACGAATCTTTCATCTGACACATCGTCATCGCCGGGGAGGATGCTCGTGCAGTAAAGCGTTTCATCGTCTTCGTCTTGGAGCTGGGCCGAGAGCAGCAACGCGATGTTGTGTTCCTTGCAGATTTCGATGATCTGGTGGACTAGCGGGCTGATTTGTTCGTCGTACACATTTTCTTTTGACATGAGGATTCCTCGCCCGCCGCTCACCGGCAGGCTGGTAGGGGTTAGGTAGGGTTACGCTCGAGGGATTTGGTTTTCTGTGGGCATGGGAATACCTCGGAGGTATATTTAGTCTTTTGGGGGAGGGAAGGGGAGAAAGCATGAAAAGCCCAACGGATAGCTATTTCGCCACTGATTACAACAAGCAAGTTTTATCTAACGTGATGAGTAAAGTTCGCGGTGGATTAGATGCGATAAGAGATAGCAATAATGATAAACATAAGTTTCTTCTTGAGTTTGTCGGGATCACGCTTTTTCATATTCAAAGCAATCCTGGCAGTTTTGATGAAAGATGTATTATGAATATTGCCTCTATAGGCGACCGGTTCATGGAAGAAGTTAGGAGTTTTGACCTGAGCGAAGAAAGCGCCGAACATCTTTTTGCTTACTGCTACCGATTTGTAGTTGAGTATCAGATCAGCACTCCGCATTCGATTTCGTCAGAGCTACTGGCTATTTTATCTCGTGTTTCGGATTTCGAATATGGCGCTTCAGCCAGTCAAGTCAGATATGCTGGTCACCAAATGTTGTTTAACGTTGTACAGCATTACTTGTATCACCCAAGTCTAACGTCATTGAAAAATTTGCCGGAGGTTATTCAGCGTTCTGAAACCGAACGGGAGAATGCTGAAAAATCCATCCTCGACAGGGAGACCAGAGTAAACGCTTTAGCTGAAAAGCTTGAGACGTATGAAACAGCGTTTAATTTTGTTGGGCTTTACTCAGGTTTCAAAAGTCTGAAGATTACAAAGGTTTCTGAAAGGAGGTGGAGTTTTTTCTTTCTTCTCGTGCTTGGTGCCTTGCTGCTATTTCCGGTAGTTATAAAATTCGCAAGCTTGCTCAACGCACCAGCAAAATCAGAACCAGACTTGATAGGCCTTGCCGCTCTAGCTGGCTTGGAATTACTGCTTCTTTATTTTTTCAGAGTGGCACTCCAAAACTTTCGTTCTATCAAAGCTCAACTGCTTCAGATTGATTTGCGGATGACGCTTTGCCAATTTGTGCAGAGGTATGCGGAATATTCAAAAGGCGCACCTGAGGGTAGCAAGGGGCTGCTGGAGCGTTTTGAGCAGGTTGTGTTTAGTGGCATAGTTAATGATGAAAGCGCGATACCTTCTACATTCGATGGCTTAGATAAGCTTGCCGAATTGGTGGGTAAAATCCGCAAATGATCAGGGCGGGTCACTAGCCGGCTGGCGTGTTTCGTTGAAGTGGGGTATTTGTGTTCGGACCAGGGGTTAGCCTAATCAAGGAGGCAGGGTGGAAGTAGAAGTGCTAAAAAGTTTAAATGACGACATGATTTTATGGAGATACATGTCTCTGGATAAATTTGTAAATTTATTGGATGACGGTGGAATTTATTTTGCACCTCTTGACTCCTACATGACATCCGATCCATATGAGGGTTTTCCTCCGGCTGTGGCCATAAAAGCAATGTATTCGGTCAGTGATTCTACATATGAAGGTGTAATCAATTTTGTGTCTTCGCTGGAGAATTCTGCGCGCCAAAAAACTCCTGAATTTTTAGATGCAATACAGAAAGCAAAAGATCAGCTGGCAACACGTTCAGCGGTGTTTCGTAAGCTACTCAGTTTGCTATCAAAGGGAACGTTAGTAAGCTGCTGGTATTATTCTGAGCATCAATCAGAGGCTATGTGGAAGCTTTACAGCGATCAAGGGAAAGGAGTTGCCGTAAAAACTACTGTTGGTAAGCTGAAGCATGCTTTGAGCGCTGCAATTGCCACGGAAAGACAAACAAAAATATTTCTTGGAAAGGTTAAATATCTAGACTATTCCGATTCTTCTATCGCACCTTCTGATTGCGTTGTTGATGGCCATATAATGCCATTGCTCAAAAGGGTGTCATACTCGCATGAGAACGAAGTTCGTGCTTTTTTGTGTCCTGATTTAGATGTAAATAATTTGGATGATTTTGTTATTAAGCCATACATGGCTAATTGCGATGTTTTCAAACTTATTGATGGGGTTTATGTATCCCCTTTTGTAAGTGGCTCTTACGTGAAGGCTGTCGGCGCAATTGCAAAATCGTTCGGCCTCCCTTGCCCAGTTGAACAGTCAAATCTTCTAAATGGAGCTGACGATTTATTTCATTGGTTAGATCGAGATGAGTAGTTGTAACGTACCGGGTGTCAGTAGTCAGGCCGGTTACCCGGCCTGTGTGCTTATTTCGGATCGAACGAGCCCAAGGATAACCCGGCAGCATCGCCAATCTTCTCCTGCAGTACAGTCTTAAACTCTTGCGCGATGTCCTCGCGCTGAACCTCTTCTCCAACCCAGCGCAGCTTCAGCGCCGGCTGTGCGCTGCTGGTGATCACGGAAATCCGCAGGTTGATCTGCTGTTCAGTCAAACCCTCGTAAGGAATGGTGTTGAATAGCAGAGCCGCCGGTAACGTCTCCTTGCTGCGGGCCTCAATCTGGTCCATGGCGCTACGGCTGGCGCTGGTGTCGCCGACGGTGGTTTCGGATTCGCTGGTTGCCTTAACCGTGATCGTCCGTACGGCTGCAATGGCCCTGGCGACAGGAATCGCTTTGCCTTCGTCATCCACAGGTGTCAGGTATTGGTGCCAGTCCTCGATCCAGTCGCTCAAGTCCTTCTGCGACATGGCCCGGCCACCAATGGCTTGCGCGGCCTTGTAGCCGGCCGATGCCTTGAGTTTCAGGACTGCACGGTCGTCTGCGTGACCCGGCTCTGCATCAGTTCCCAGGTTGAACAGCAATGTGCAGGTCATTTCGTCCTGGTCGATGAAGCCTTTGGCAGTTGAGATTGCCCGCTCGGCGACGTAAGTGCTGAAGTCGGCCAGCGAGTGGGTGGAGTAGATGCCACGGAAACGGCTGCGGCCGGCGTTCCATTTTTCCATGGTGACCACTTGGCAACCTTCGGGTAGCACAATGGTAGGCGTATGGGTGGCCAGCGCTTTGCCACTCGCTTCGAGCGCGGTGTCGGTGATGAGCTGGATCGCTTCTTTGGTCAGAGACATTGTTCAGTTCCTTGATGGTCGAGCGGTTAGGTGCGGGGAGTGATAGGGGCTTGTTCGCGGCTGAAGAGCTGATCATGCTTCTCCGCGAAGAGGGTGATCTTGCCGCCGGAGCCGACGTGCATCGGCGTGTCCAGGCTGGTGTTCTCGCTGCGGGTGCCACGCTTGGTCGGCACCTTGTAGTCGAGTCTGTGCTTGATCTTCACCTGGCTCGATTCGCCGATCTGGCAGAAGTCCAGGGTGATCACCAACTTGCCGGCCTTGCCGTGATCAACGACTCCGGCAGCTACTTCGGAAAGGGCGTGGCCGATCTGGCTGGCGAAAGCGCCGCCGTTGAGCTCTTCGAGGAATTCTGCGGTATCGGTAGGAGTGGGCATGGCTGTTGCTCCGGGGTGGCCAATAGGCCGCTAGGTGGGAGGTTGAATTGCGACTGACGAAGGCGCTGGCGCACCTGGTTGTTGATGCGTCTCACGGCGGCCCCGGGAACTTGATGTTGTTCTCGCGGGCGATGAGCCTGGCGCGTTTGGTTTCCATGCCCATTTCTTTCGCTGCTTCGATGACGGTCTTGCCGGCGTCGGCCAGATGCTTCAGCCGCGGTGCGAGCTTGTCGCGCTCAATTTTCAGCTTATTGCTGTGGGAGCTGCCGAACACCAACTCCCTTTCACCACTGAAGCCCGGGGCGATTTCCTGCACCGATCGACCGGCGCCGAAGAATTGATCCAGCTGCCGATTCAGGTTCGCGATGAGCGAGTCTCGCGGATTGGGCATTGGTACGCCGATCACTGCGCACCTCCAGGAAGGCGGCTGGCCTTTTCCTCGAGCTGCATGGCGTAGTCGACAGCTGATGCGTATTCGAAGCGGAAGCCCCGGGTCTTGCCGGTGACCAGGTCGACAATGTGGTAAGCCTTTGGCCCGACGGTCTTCACCTGGAAGCGCACTTTCTGCACAGGCGCTTCCTTGCCGATCAATGAGTAGAACTCGGACGTTGCGATAACTGCGCGAAGACGCAGAGCCTGAAGCCCGTCGATGCGCTGCTGAATGAGTGATTGCATGGCTGATTCCTCGGGGTGGGTTGCGTGTATCCGTCAGCACTCTGGCTGCCTGCTGGTTGCCGTTGGACGCAGGGGAGAGTGCTGACGGATAAAGGCAGGCGTAAAAAAACCAGACCGAAATCTGGCTTTACCTCCTACGTAACGAGCCCGCCGAGCGCATAAGGGCTGTGCGGGTATCTGAAGTTCACATGGGCCAATCCTCCACGCAGGGTGAGCTGAACAATGCAGGTGGCCGGTACAAGCCGGGGTTTCGCCCGCATCCCGCTGCCCACTCAGTGAATGGGCAGAAGTGATGCTGTCTATCCAATTGCCGCTGGAAGGGGCGGGGTGCATTACATGCCGGGTCATTCACTCGGTTCTGGCGTTTCACCATCGAGCAGCCGCCCAGGTTGTTCCTGTCGTTGGCAGGCCTTCGGGCCTGTCTGCTCGCCGGTCGCCGGTAGAGGCAATGCGGTCTGTTGTTTGTTGCGCTGACTGTTAAAGAGCGGCGGTCCTTTTACTGCGGAGCCGATGGTGCGCTGGCTTGAGATACAAATTACTAGCGATAATAATATTGGTCAAGACCGCAGGTAATAAAAAATATTGTAGGTAATAAAAAACCCGCTCAATGGCGGGCTTCCTTATGCATCGCAGTAGCCTTTCCAGCCTATCCTGACAGCTCCGCTCTCTAGGTGATCAATTCGGACGCCGCTGGTTTCCTCGATTTCCAAGAGGATCTGCTGCCAGACCTCAGAATTTTCGTCTTCTTGTCTGGTGACGGTAATGGTCTGGACCTTCTGCACATTTGGTGCAGCTATGAGTCGCTGTACGCGTCTGCCGATTCGCTCGTATGCGCCAGCAAATTTATCTTCCGTACCAATCATCGCATGAGCTTCCTTTGTATACTGTATGCATATACAGTATATTTTGCTTTCCGTGTTTTACAAGCCTGTTTTGATACGCTCGCATACAGGTCTGGGCAGGCAGAACGCCTTCCCTAAGCTATGATCCAAACCAGATACGATGGAGGCGGAATGTTAGGAAAACCAACCAGAGTGCTGCTGGCACTCACCGCGATAGCACCTTTATCGGTTTCGTTGGCTTATGTTTTCGCGACACGAGACCACAACTGGTTAATGGCGATATGGGCTATTTGTGGTTGTGTTGCACTCGGGATTATTTCAAGTTGGATTATAAGTTCAGCTTCTACAAAGTTTGAGCAGCTTCCGATAGTTATAAAAAAGGCAAAGAGTGCGGATAAGGAAGTCGTAGGGTTTTTTATTGCGTATGCTTTGCCATTGATTTTTAAAGGCCAGACCGATGCCGATATTGGGGCCTGGCTGTTGGCTTCTTTAATGTTGGTATTTGTACTCTGGACTACTCATGCATTACAAGTTAATCCGGTTTTAGGTCTGTTGGGATTTCATTTCTATGAGGTTGAAACTCAGGAGGGGGTGACATATCTATTGATAAGTAAACGTACGATAAATAATGTTACAAGTATTAAAAAAGTCGTTCAGCTCACTGAATATGGAATATTGGAAGCAGACATAAAGGGATAGACTATGAATCTTTTTGCTCTTACTGATGTTGCTGGATCTAGAATAATCAGATTTCCGCTTTCGGCGGACCTGCGGGATGACATCGCCACGATATTTGAGAATCAGGCAAATGCCTTTTTTGACGGCGTAGATACAATAGTGCCTTTCGACGGGCGTTATATTCCTGAAGAGGGCGAACTGCTTTCAATTAATGACTTCGCAGATGTGGATGGGCTCTCTAATGCCGTCGCCAGCCCCTTATCCATTGATCAGTATGATCCTGAGGTTCATAGCCTAGACTCGGTGAAAGCGTTGTTCATGGGGCGAATACACAATAATAACCCTCAGATACTGATTCAGCTGTTTGAAAGGCGAAGGCTCATTGCACGCAGTGGACTAGCGATGTTTTTCGCAGGTAATCAATTTCAGAAAATGACGGACTCAGGTCTGTCCTTGGATACAAAGCTGCTAGCTGTTATTGAAGGGGATGCTCTGAAATTTCAAAGCTTCCACTTTGCTCGTCGAGTGTTTGAGCTGAGTGAGTATTTTAAAGAAGCTACGAATGAAGAAGTTACTACGTTCGCTGGGCATGAAAAGCTTGCAGTGGCGAACATGGCTGATTTTTTAGAATCAGCTGGTCCGCAAGTTCGCAAGAAAATATCCTTGATCAGACAGTCGGCGGTTTTGGAGAATTACTCGGTTCAAGATATTCTAGCTGTTGCGACTACATTTCAGTTTCCGATCAATCTAAGTGAAGATGGGAGGATTGAGGTTCCAACTAATCGCACTGAGCTTCGTCGGCTTTTGCGTTTTTTAGATGAGGATTATTATGAATCTCCTCTTTCTAGAACGCGTTTTATCTCAAACTCCAAGAGAGTTGCAGATTAAAAGTGCAGCTCTAGAGAGCGTACTTCGCTTCTCTAGAGCTTCTGCAGTGCCCTAACCACCACGCCGACGATCCGGCAGTTCTCCGCACACATCTCGATAGGGTAGGCCGGGTTCAGGGGTTTCAAGAAGCGTCGCCCGCCATCATCAACCAATTTTTTGAACGTGGCCTGATCGCTGTCAGCCAGCTTGGCGACGACCAGTTTCCCAGACTGTGCATCGGCCTCTGTGTCGACGAGGATTAACGTACCCTCAGTAATACTCATGCCGACAGGCGAGGTCATCGAGTCACCTTTGACCTCAAGCCAGAACGCTGGGCCTTTTGAGTTGTAGTCAGACAGTTCGTATCGATCAGAAAACCCAGGCGGGAAGGGCTCGACCGCTTCGGCCCAAGCCCCCGCGGCAACCCAGCTGATTACCGGGTACCGGAACGACTCTATTGGCTGGCTCGTCATTTCGATGTTAGGTAACTCCGAGCTTGAAAGTCTGCCGATCTCTTTGGCCAAGCGCTCGCTAAAAGCAGAGACAGGGACTTTTAAGTAACGTGCAAATACAGACGCAGCCTCGACATTCAGGGCATTTCGCCCCGTCAAATAATGGCTTGCGGCGCTCTGACTGTTCGCCTTAAGACCTTCGATTGCGATCTTTTCTTGGCTAAGCCCGAGCTCTTTCTTTTTCGCCTTGTAAATGGCGTTGAGGGCTGCGCACTCGCTTGCCTCGATATCGGACAGTTGGCGCTTTTTCACTTTTATATTCATTGGTCAACTGTATTACTTCCGATATTAACATTCCAAGACCGCGGATATTGACACAAATAAGACCGCAGGTAATACTGCTCATGCGTAGAGCAGGAGAATCCCGTATGCAACGCATTCCGTTGAAAGAGTTTGTAGAAAAGGTTGGGCAGATGAGAGCAGCAGCCGCGCTTGGATTGACTCAGGGCGGGATAAGTAAGGCTATCAGCGCTGACCGAGCGGTTTACGTAATCGAGCTTTCCAATGGCTCCTTCAGGGCTGAGGAGATCAAGCCCTTCCCTGGTCAGGTTCCGCGCCTAGCAGCTGAATCCTTACCAGATCAGCCAGCAGCTCAAAGAAGGCCATAGCCTGATTTTTAGGCAGAGAGGAAAGGGCGGTTGCTAAAGCCCCCGACATGCAGTGAAGGCCATTTACCCCGCCTTGCAGTTCGGTTGTCGTCATGAAGCATCCTTGAACAGATTCAGTACGCAAATGATCGCTTCAACACCTGCGGGGCACCACGGAAACAAAGTCGAGGTTTTACGAATGGAAGATTTCTTGAGGGCATGCCAGAGCGCCGTCCTCGACAACGCGGCCAAATCGCTTGCTGCAAAGATGGGTGTGCCGCATGTCAGCCTACTCCAGCGTGCGAATCCGGATAACGACGCTCATCACCTGACCATCGAACATCTGTTTGGGATTCTTCTACACACCGGTGACTTGCGCCCACTGATTGCTCTTGCCAATGAGTTCGGCTTCGACCTTGTCGCTAAAGAAGCACCGGCACCGAAGGCTTTGACTACTTCGATGATCGGCGTGGGCAAGGAGGTCGCTGACTTGACCATTGCGGTGCATGACGCCCTAGAGGACAGCCACATATCCAGCAGCGAGAAAGCCGAAATCCTGACAGAGATCGGGCATGTGCGAGAGAGCTTGTCGGTCATGGAAGTTTCGGTAAAGGCCGCCTGAATCACAGACACAAAAAAGCCGACGGACTAGGTCGGCTTTTTCAACAGCGTTAAAACTTTCTGGAGTCGATTATGCACATCCACATCACCCCCGGCAATACCCGCCATGTCGTGACACATTTCGAGCATCCGCTAAACGTGTCACGGCCCAGTGTCACAATCGAATTTGAGAGCGGAGATCGGGTGTGAGCACCATAATTATGAGCTTGTGCTGGCCGCTTCAGGGCATGAGCCCTGCTCAGAAGTCCGTGCTGATTTCTTTATCTGACAATGCGAATGATGAGGGCGTCTGCTGGCCTTCAATCGCCAAAATTGGTCAAAGAACTTGCCTCGCTGAGCGAACTGTACAAAGCGCGATTAGGTGGCTGTGTTCAGCAGGGATTCTGACTGTTCGGGAGCGTTTGGGGCGCTCGACGATGTACATGATCACCCCCGCGACATATGCACCCCCGCAGGAAATTCACCCCGCAAATGCTGCGGGGGTACCTCCGCATCAGTCGCACCCCACCCCCGCAAATGCTGCGCCACCCCCCCGCAGCAGCTGCACCCAGAACCGTAATAGAACCGCCATTGAACCATCAGTAGAACCGCAATCCTCTTTCCCGGCCCTAATCGGGCAGGGCACGGTCGTTGTTGCGGCCCCCGAGAAAGAGATTCGGTCGAAGGCAAAAATTGAAGCTGACCGTCAAGAAGCATGCCGGGGAATTTGGACGAGCTACGCAGCGGCTTACTTCGAACGCTATCAGACAGAGCCAGTTCGCAATGCAACCGTGAATACCCAAATAAACAACCTGCTGAAACGCCTGGGTGCTGATGAGGCACGCTCTGTCGCTGCTTACTACGTCTCGATTCAAGACGCTTACTTAATTCGTTCATGCCACGACATCGGCTCGTTGTTGGCCAAGGCGGAGGCCTATCGCACCCAGTGGGCAACCAACACTCAGGTCAATGGCACTACTGCGAAACAGATGGAAAACACCCAGGCGAACATGTCGACGGCCGAGCAAGCCAAGGCAATGTTGCGCAAGCGTGGTGTCGAAAATGCTTAACCAAAACGAGCTCGAAATTGCCATCGACTTGCTCTGCGGCACGGCTGAAGCGATGGGTGTGACCTTGAGCCCAAATGCTGCAGCGATCATGGCGGTGGATTTGAGCGAGTGTCCACTGAACCTCATTGAGAAGGCGCTGAAGGCTTGCCGCAAGGAAGTCCGCGGCAAGCTGACGATGGCGGACATCATGTCGCGCATCGAATCGGCGGATGGACGTCCAGACAAAGACGAGGCTTGGGCAATCGCTCTCGCTTCGAGCGACGAATTCAACACCGTTGTCATGACCGATGAAGTCCAGATCGCCCTCGGCGCCGCGCGTCCAGTGCTCAATCTTGGCGACAAGGTTGGTGCCCGTATGGCGTTCATCAACGCTTACGAGCGACTTGTTACCCAGTCTCGCGCCGAATCGAAGCCGGTGAATTGGCATGTCTCCATTGGGTTCGATTCGAATCGTCGGATCGAAGCAGTCAATGCCGCCGTTCAAATGCAGCGTATCCCGCAAGAACGCGGGCGTCTTTACCTGGCCGACTTGAGTCATGAGCCGATCACTGAAGATGGGCGCGCCCTCGCGGGGCTGATCACGGGGCAGATCGTTAAAGCGACACCTGAGGTGAGGGAAAAGCTGAAGGACGTAAAAGCCAGCATGCTGAAGATACGCAAAGCAAGTGCCGAGCAAAAAAGGCTGGCCCGTGTGACGGCCGAACAAGAATTTGCTGCCCGTCGGGCGTTTTTGTCCCAGCAGGCAATTGATGCAATGTCTAAGGGGGCCCCCTATGTCTGATCGCCGCCTGGCTAATCCTGATCCAGCGAACTACCGATTCGCCGTGTTCTGTTGCTCTTACAAGTGGGATCTAGGGAGTACTCCCGATCACGCACTGGCGCTGTTTGTTGATCAGGCGATGGCCGAGCGTTATGGCGCATCGATGTGGCCGAACACCTTTCAAGTCGTCGATCTTCTGGCGCCCGTAGGTAACCCGCAATGACGGCCCAAGTGAAAACCCTGACCGTGAAACTTTCGGATGCCGAAATTGAGCGCAGTGCCAAGAAGCTGCACATCCGCGATCTGCGAGATGCGAGTCACCCGGCGTTGCACTTTCGTTTCGCGAAGAATCGAGCGCACGGTTCCTGGTACTTGCTCAGCAAGCGCACCTGGCACCGGATTGGCGGGTTTCCAGATCTGAGTACCAAGCAGGTTGTGGCCGCGTTGCCGGCGGTGCGCCTTCGGGTTGCTGCCAACGAGGGCTCAACGCTTTCAACTTGGGTCACTACCGGTGAGTTGTTGGCTTGGTATGCCGATCGAATGGCCCGCGACCGCAACCTGTCCGAGAAACGCAAAAAAACCGGTGCCTCGGCCATTAAGTGCCACCTGATGCCACGCCTGGGCGACCTGCCGCTGACCGGCATTGACAAGGCCACCCTCGACAGTCAGCTCATGTGGCCATTGCAGGAAAGCATTTCCATTGACTACGTGCGCCTGGTGTTCCAGTTGCTGGCCCTGGCCTTCCGACAGGCGTTCAAGTTGGGCCTTATTTCGTCCAACCCCCTGGCGTCCGTCAAGTTCAGTGACTTCTCCAAGGCGAAGGTGGGTATCAAACCTTCCCGGTTACGCAGCACCCAGCTTCAAGACCTCATGACACGTTTGCTCGGTGCCATGGCGAACAACCCGTCGGATGGGCTGCTCGCGCTGATGATGCTTTGCCACGGCACGCGCATCGGTGAAACGCGACAGACGCGGTGGTCGCACATCAGCCTGGCGGAGTGCGAGTGGTTCATTCCGGCCGAGCACACCAAGACGGGCGTGGAGCATCACCTGCCGCTGACTGAACAGGTGCGCAAGGTGCTGATCAGTTATCGCGAGATCCAGCGGGCCAAAGGATATGACGGTCAGTTCCTGTTTCCGTCGCGCAACGGCAAAGCGCTCAGTGAAGGGCAGGCGAGTGCCGTATTCGGGCGGCTGGGGCAGGGCGAGTGGACCAGCCATGACTTGCGCAAAGTCGCCCGCACCGGTTGGGCAGACCTTGGCGTCGACCACCTGATCGGTGAGTTGCTGATCAATCATGCCATGGGCCACAACGTGAAGGTGTACATCCAGTCGGACGTCATGAGCCGTAAGCGCGAGGCTCTTGAGCAGTGGCACGCGCATCTAGATACGAAGGGCTTTGACCAGATTCATATGTTGACCGGCGTTAGATCCGGAGATTCCGGTAAAGCGCTGGACGCCACAGAACACAAGGCCTGCGAGGCCAATCCAGAATCAACCATAGGCGAGGTTTAAAAATGATGAAAAAGCAGCATGGCCCCGCCTTTCGCAAACAGCTGATCGAGCTGGCCCAGTGCCCGGCGTGCCGGGGGAAGGCAGTTATCAAGGGCGTTTTCCACGAGATGGAATGCATCCAGTGCAACGCGTCCGGGTGGGTCGTTGCCGAAACCGGCGAGGCGCTTCAGTTACAGGATTTGGTTATGCAATTGAGCTTCAAGTTGCAGGAGGCACAGCGGAAGGTCGAGGCGTTGAAGCGTGCATCGACCACCGGTATCGGAAAGCACTACGAATTGAACAACCGCCTGGGAGCAGGCGGGTCGAACTACACAGGGGATTGAGAGCATGATGATTCGCAAGCCGGCAGGACGGCCTTTGGGGGATACCGAGTACTTACTGGAACAGTGGGGCTGGTGGCGTATGGATGGGATGGGTGTACCTGGTTACACATCGCCGAGTTTTGCGCTGATGTGCCAAGCGATACCGCAGCCATCTGCAAGTAGGAGCTACTGCATTACGGATGATTGGGCTATCGCCATCGACAGCGCCGTTGCCAGACTGGCTAGTCGTGATCAACAAATGGGGGATATCGTTTGGTTGTATTTTGGCAGCAAGTGGCCTATGGCGAGAGTAGGTAAATATTACGGAATTAGTGAGGGGAAAGCTCGTGAACTGGCGCGAGCTGGTGCGGCATGGATCGATTGCGCATTAAGTTGCATACGAGAGGCAGCATAAAGGGACTGGGTCAGTGCATCTGCTTGGTGTTTTTTCGCATTCCTAGAGAGTGCTTTAACCAAGAACTAAAGATCGCTTTTGACCCAGATTTCATACCCGTATTTAAATTGTTGCAGTCATTGAGAGTCAGGAGTGCTGAGTAGAGTGGCGTTTGATGTGGCTAATTCGTCAAGCGCCTGAAGTGTCTCAGATCCTAATTTTCCAGTTTCTTTGTCACTGTCATTTACTGCCTCGACAAATACTCTGATTGCCTTAAGGATTGTTCCGGCCGTGCCGGTCTGAACCGCTACGGCGATGCCTAGTATAGAACCTGCAACAGTAAGTATTTTTTCAATGTTTTTTACTAGTTTAACAAACTCCTCGATCCTTTCTGATGCGCTTTGAAGTGCAGTGATCGCGTCTTTAGACTCCTGTCCTCTGACAACGATGTCGAGCGCGTACAGTCGATCGGCTTGGCGCAGAAACTCTCTTTCAGTGTCGTATATCTCTTGTTCTTTTTCTAAGGGTAGTATCTGTCTTCGAGCCAATCTAAGTACGCTCGCTTGTTCTAAAAAAGAATCTGCCAGTGCTATTCTTTCTTTGGGGATATTGCCGCCATTGCTCATGATATAGATCTCTCTCTATTGTTACGCCCGAAGGACGATGAAGTTTTCGCGTGCTTCTTTCGCTTTCTCATAGAAGTTTTTAATTTCTTCGAGAAGTTCTTCTTTGCTAAGTTCGCCGAAATTGTTCTTCAGGTCTGAATGGGCGTCGATCAAAGCATCACATGCTTCTGAGAATTTGCTTAGCGCATTCTTTTCTGCATCTATACCGGCTTGTTGCTTCAATATCTCGGCCTGCGCCAGCCTATATGGGAGTCGCGCACCTTTTGCTGCTTCTGGTTGTTGTGAGAATGTACCACTTGCTAGCAGCGTCAAAAATTGATCTTTGTCATTTCCAGGAGAGTACGAAAGATCAACAAGTCGAGCGAGAGGTTCGTTGGCGTAATTTTTTGCTGTATTAAGTTGGCTTTGAAGGTTTTTTTCAAATTCTTTCATGTTTTTTATCACGGCAACCAAGCTTTTATGATTGTCGCGCAGTTCTCGTTTTATCTTTTGGTCTACAATTATGCCTGTTGCTGCTTGTGAAACTGAGTTAAGTAGCTTTGTTGCAGCATCTACGGCTTTTTGATCTACTAACTTGCCGCCTGAGTTCTCGAGTTTTGATACTTTGGTCATGATTCCATTTATGTTGTCATCAAAGACTGAAGGTTCTAGTCCGGCTAAGACTCCAAGTGATTTGGCATATGATGAAACAACCGAGGAATAAGTTTGTAATGTATTAAAGGCTTGGTCATAGTCTTGGCATTCTTTGGTTGAGTTATTTGCTTGAGCAATGTACTCGGCGGGTTTTGTGAGTTCTTGATATATGTATTTTTTTTGACATGTGGCTTTTGCGTTTGATGCGTAGCTATTGAATGTATTTGTTAGCGACTCCGCTGAAGTTGAGAAAACCTTAACTGGCTCTTTGTTTGCGCATGCGGCAATTAAAACAGACCCGAAAACAATGCACGCTTTTGTCCGTGTGCTCATGCTTGGAACTCCAATTAAATTGCGTTCAGATACCATTTATTTGGGTATGGCCGAACCCAAAAGATATCGGTTGTACTAAAGTGAGATATCAAGTCACCATCATACTTTCTAGAGAAAAGCTGATTTCCGATGATAGTCAAGCGGCTAAGAAATTTTAATTATAACTTAGTGGCTGATAGCATTTTACTATCATTTTTGTGCGCTTGAATTTACTGCATTAGTTAGACTTTCTTTTGTTCTTCGTTTTTACACTGTTCCGATCCCATTCACTGCGGGCCATAGCTTATGGTTGATATGGATTCGACATTTTTTTGTCGTTTGAATTGTTTGTCGACATACATAGACATAGGAAGCGAAGCCATCTTTGGCAAGCAATGTGCGATTTTATTGACGGGAGAAAAAAGGCCTTTTCCGCGCGGAATAGTTCTGTTTTTATAGCAGCGTGTGATGCTGTGAACGCAGCGTGACGCCTTCGAGAACCCCGACCATCGTGTCGGGCTTGTGCGTTTCTGGACTACACGCTTGCCCGCTCACACAGCGGATTTTTTATTGGGCTCTCCCGAAGCAGGGGAGCGACAACCTTCAAGCCCTCGGCCCTCAACGGTCGGGGGCTTTTTTATGGGGACAGAAAAGTGAACACAGAATCTGGCCTTGCGGTGACGGTCGCGAAAGCCGCGCCGCCGGTGGCGTATTTCAGCAGCACCACGCTTTTCGGCTTTCAAATTAGCCACCTGATTGGCTGGATGACTCTGCTCTATACCCTGTTGCTGTTGCTCGATAAGGCGTTCCCGTCCTGGCGCACCACGCTGGTTAGTTCGGTTACGTCAGCGGTGACGGCATGGCGAAAATAAAGCTGCCGGCCGCGCTTCTGGCGGTGTTGGCTGCCGGTGGTTCGGCCTATCAGCTGATGGACGTGGCAGTCCCCATCGTCGAGGGCAACCCTCTGCATGCCTATCTAGACATTGGCGGCGTTCCTACCATCTGCGGAGGGGTGACCAAGGATGTGAAGTTGGGCGATGTTGAAACAGTCGAGGGCTGCAGGCGCCGCAACCGTGAGGCCATCGACATCGGACTGAGGGACGTTGCGCGGTGTGTAATCACCCCCGACCTGATGCCCGAATCGATGAAAGCGGGGTGGGGCTTGTTTGCCTACAACGTCGGCGGCCCAAAGTTCTGCGGCTCGACAGCGGCCAGCCTGCTTCGCCAAGGGCAGTACGTGCAAGCGTGCGATCAACTCAAGCGGTGGCGATACGTTGCCGGTAAGGATTGCGCGCTGAAGAGCAGCAAGTGCGACGGCATCATTCATCGTCGCTCCCTGGAGGAAACCTTATGTGCGTGGGACTTGTGATCGGCGCGCTGGTAAGTGTTGTCGTGTTCCTGCTGGCCACCGTGGCGGTCGGTCCGTATCAAGTGGTGATGGTATGAAGCTGATTCCCTGGGGTATCGCGTTGCTGGTCGCGGCCTTGGCGCTCTGGCGCATCGAGGCCGTCGATTCGGCCCGCGCGTTGGCCGAACAGGCCAGCAGCAATGTCAGCAATCAGCTGACAACCGAACAGCAGCGAACCGCCGAACAGGCGGGGGTGATCGATGACCAGCGTGCCCAACTGAAGCAAGCGCAGACCGCTGACCGCTTGTTCCGATCATTGGCGCAGACCATCGCTAAGGATGGTGCCGTTACGCGTAACGCGCTACAGGAGCTTAAAGAGAATGATCAAGCTATCGCCGATTACCTGGCCGGTGCTGTACCTGCTGCTTACGGGGTGCAGTTCGCCCGTCCAGAAACAACCGACCCAACCCAGTACAAGCCAGGCGCAACCCTGCCCGCTGGTAGCCTGCCGCCTGCCGGCACGCCCGGCGGTGCTGGCCAATGAGCAATGGGAGGATGCCGTGTTGGTGACTGAAGACGCGTTGAAGACCTGCGCCGCCCAGGTGCTGGCCTGCATCCAACAACAGGCACCGACCACGCACCACAATGGCGCGCCGATAGATCTGGGTCCCTCTGGCTCCAAAATTTGAACCTACGGTCGTCAGGCCCGCGCGGCTCGCGAATTTTTCGGTTTTTGGAAATGCGCGCCCTTTGTCCACCTTTATCGTTCAAATTTTGAACAGATGGTCGCGTGCAGCCCTTGAATTTGCTGGCGCGGTGTACTCGGAAAAAAGAGGGCAAGGTGGACAAATAGGCCAAGCGCTCGGCCACCCCTTCGCATTGGTCGACCTATGCCGCTGATTTTGAATAAACGCGAATACGCCGACGCCCGGGGTATGTCCGAACGGACGGTTACGCGCTGGCTTGGCGAGGGGCTGCCGCATGAGGGGAGCGGCAAGAAGGGCGACCCCATGCGCATCGACATGGCCAAGGCCACCGCCTGGGAGATTGCCCGCGAATTGGCCAAGCAAGTTGGTGACGGTCGCGTGGTCGACGGCGAAACCACAACCAAGGAACAAGAAGAGCTGATGAAGCTGCGCGCAGACCGCAAGACGCGGGAAGCCGAAGCCGAGTTGCGCGCCTTGGAGCTGGGCGAAAAGAAAAAGAACTTGATCGACATCGACCTGGTCGAGCAGACGCTGGCTAGCGCGCTGACACAAATGGCGATGATCCTGCGCCCAGTAGGCCGCAAGGTGATTCCCAAAGTCTTCACCGCGCGCAACGAAGCGGCGGGCTTGCAGATATTTGATGACGAACTGACCCGTGCCATGTCGGTCGCGGCCGACATGCTGGAGGCGTTAGACATCCATGCCGCACCGTCTGAAGAGGATTCTTAAGCGCGGGGCCAAGGTCTTTCGTCCGCCGCCGTTGCGTGCCGCCTGGCTATGGGCGAACCAGAAACGCATTTTGCCGCCGGGCAGTCCTGAGCCGGGGCCGTGGAACAGCGACCGCGCGCCCTGGGTGAAGGGCATCACCGAGGCCATCCGCGACCCGCTGTTCAAGATGGTGACCGGCGTGATGGGCGCGCAGATGTCGAAGACCGACGGCGTGCTGTTGAATGCGGTTGGCTGGCGGATGGACGACGACCCCGGGCCGGTGCTGTACATCGGTCCGACCCGCAAGAACGTCGAGTCGGTGAGTAAGGATCGCTTTTCCAAGCTGCTGAAGTCGGTGCCGTCGTTGTTCGAAGCGCTGGCCAAAGGCAAGCAAGACACGATCAATGAAAAATTTATCAACGGCCAGCGCATCGGTTTTGGCTGGGCCGGCTCGGCGACCGAACTGGCGTCGCACCCGTCGCGCGATGTGTTCGTCGACGAGCGCGACCGCATGGGCAACAACGTTGGCGGTGAAGGCGACCCAATAACCCTAGCCGAAGCGCGCATTTCCAACTTCATCGACGGCAATGTCACGGTCGTTTCGACACCGACCTATGGCAGTGTCGAAACCGAAGCCGACGAGAACGGTCTGGAGCGCTGGCGGCCTTCGGACGACGTCAATTCGCCGGTGTGGAAACTGTGGCAGGAAGGCACGCGGCACGAATGGGCCTGGCCTTGCGCGCATCAGGAGTGCGGGCGCTACTTCATCCCGCGCTTTTCGACCCTGTTTATCCCTGATGGGGCCACGCCTAAGCAGGCATTGGACGACGCCCGGCTGTTCTGCCCGCACTGCGCCGGCATGATCGCCGAAGAGTCGAAAGAGTGGATGAATGACCGGGGCGTGTTTGTCGCCCCGGGCCAGCGCCTGGTTGGCTTCAATGCGGCAGGCGTACAGATCGAGCAGGGCGGCGTTACGGTAACGGTTGAATTCGGCACCTACCTGGCGCCGCTGGAGGCGGACAGTTCGGCGTCGTTTTGGGTGTCCGGGTTGTGTTCGCCTTGGCAGACCTTCGGCCAGCGCGCACGCAAGTTCGTGGTGGCCATGCAGTCGGGCGAACCTGGGCGGATGCAGGCGGCGATTAACACCGCATTCGGCGAGCTGTACATGGTCAGGGGCGAGGCGCCGGCCTGGCAGTCGGTCGCTGCGCTACGCCGGCCCTATGCCTTTGGCGAGGTGCCGCGCGGTGTGCAACTGATCGTCGCGGGTGTCGACGTGCAAGGCGACCGCCTGGTCTATGTGGTGCGCGGCTTCGGCTACAACTTTTCGTCGTGGCTGATCGAGCACGGCGAAATATGGGGCGACACCGAACAGGAACAGGTGTGGCAGGACCTGGCCACACTGTTAGAAACGACCTACGACGGCCGGCCGATTGCGCGGATGCTGGTCGATTCAGGCTATAAGCCCGGCGGCAAGGCCGCGCCGGTGCACATGGTCTATCAGTTCTGCCGGCGCTACTACGGCCGCGCGGTGCCAACCAAGGGCCGGCAGCAACAAGACAAGCCGTACAAGTTCGCTGACGTGGACCAGAAGGGCCACGAACGTCAACCGCTGAAGCTGATGCACATCCACACCGACCACTTCAAAAGCTGGGTGCATGCCCGTATCGAGTGGCCGGTCGAACATGCCGGCGCCTGGTACATCGCGCAAGACGCGAGCGACGATTACTGCCAGCAGGTGGTTGCCGAGGCGCGCTTAGTGACCCAGGCGGGGCGCGTGTTCTGGCACAAGCTGCGTACCGACAACCACTATTTCGACGCTGAAGTGTTGGCGGCGACAGCCGCCCATCTTGAGCAGGTGCATCGCCTGCCGCGCCTGGGGGACGAAATGCTAGACCTGCCGGATGAAACGGCGCCTGACCTAACGGACATGCCTGCGTTGCCTGATGGCGCGCGGGTAAAACAGAAACCCAAACCCCCACCGGAACCGGCAGCGCCGGCGCCGAAGCGGAAAAAACGCCGTCGGGGGGCTGTGAGTGAGTGCCAACTATGAGCCGAAACCGTGGGGCAGTTCGGGCGGAAATCGCCGCCATCGACAAGGCCATTCTTGATGTGCTGCAGGGTGGTCAAAACGTCGAGGTGACGACGGCCGCCGGGACGCGAAAGGTGCAGATGGCGGACCTTAAAACCCTGTATGCACAACGCGATCGCCTGCGGCGCAGCCTGCGCGGCGGGCCGGTGGCTCGACAAGGGATTCCGATATGAGTCGAAACGTCTTCGACCGCGTGGTCGGTTTCTTTTCCGCTTCGGCGGGATTGGAGCGCGCGCGGGACCGGATGAGTCTCGACGCCCTGGATTCATTCGCCGGGGCGTCGAAAAGTCGCCCGGCGCTGAAATCGTGGTTTACCTCGAAAAAAGACGCCGACGGCGACGTTAACCCCGAACTGGCGACCCTGCGGTCGCGGTCGCGCGACTTGGAGCGCAATAACCCGATTGCCCACGGCGCCATGAAAACCAAGACGGTCTATGTGATCGGCACCGGGCTACGGCCTGAACCGAGTATCGACGCCGAGTTCCTGGGGCTGAGTTCCCAGCAGGCGGAGACGTTACAGGCGCAAATGTTGCGTGAGTTCAACCTGGCGGCCGATTGCCTGGAGGCAGACGCCGCGCGGCGCAAGACCTTCTTTCAAAAGCAAGCCGAGCTGTTCCATAGCGCCCGGGTGAATGGCGACGCGTTTCTGTTGCTGCCACATTTCGAGCGTGAAGGGTCACCGTACGCGACGCACTTTCAGTCGGTCGAGTCCGACCGCGTGTGCAACCCGAACAACAAACCCGACAGCGAAACCCTGTCGGGCGGTTTCGAGCTGGACGAACACGGCGCCGCCGTGGCGGTGCATGTGCTGCAAACCAACCCGGCCAAGCGCTTTTTGCGCTCGAAAGCGTCCTGGCAGCGGGTGCCGCTGTTCGGTGAGCAGAGCCGGCGCAACGTGCTGATTCACTCCAACCACAACATGCGGGCCAGTCAAACGCGGGGCATTCCTGATTTGGCGCCGGTGATCGAGGTGATTAAGCAGGCCGGGCGCTACATCGATGCCGAACTGATGGCGTCGGTGATTAGCTCGAAATTCACCGTGTTCATCAAGTCCGACCGCGATGGTGGTGGGGATGCTTATGGGCCGGGAGGGGGCAGGACAGGCGCAGCGGATGACGATGACGACGACAGCGACGAAGCCCGCGACCTGCGCCTGGGTGATGGCCTGGTGTATGAGCTGGACGAAGGCGAGAGCATTGAAACGGCCAACCCGGGGCGACCGAATGCGGCCTTTGACCCGTTCGTGACGGCGCTCTGGCGCATGATCGGCGGCGCCATTGGCGTGCCGTTTGAAGTGTTGATCAAACATTTTACCGCCAGTTACTCGGCCAGCCGGGCGGCACTGTTGCAGTTCGCCCATTACATCATGGTCGACCGGGCGAACTTCGTCGTCGACGTGTGCCAGCCGTATTACGAAACCGTGATCGCGGAAGCGGTGGCGCGGGGGCGTCTGCGCTTGCCGGGGTACTTTCAGGACCCGCTAGTCCGCCGGGCCTACTGCCAAACACTGTGGCACGGGCCGAACCTGGGCGAGCTGGACGAACTGAAGGCGGTCAACGCGGCCGAGAAGCGGCTAAAGATCGGCATCAGTACGCACGAACGGGAAAGCCGTCACTTGCTGGGCCAGGGCTGGGAGCAAATCAACAACCGGCGCGTGATCGAGGAGCGCCGCAAGTACAAACCGGCGGCGCCGAGTGCGCCGCCCAATGACGACAACGTCGAACAAGGCCCCGAAGGCAACCGCCAACGGGGCTTTTTGCTGCCAGGGGAGGACGCATGAAAAAGCTGATGGCCTTGCAGTTTCTGGCCTCACAAGCCTGGGCGCTGCCGCCGATGATGCTGGCCGACATGGAAGCCATCGCCCGCCGAGAGCTGAAGGCCGGCAGCCTGGAGGCACTGGCCACGCAAGACGGCGAGGGGATGAAATCGGCCCCCGCCGTCGAGCTGCGCGACGGGGTGGCACTGATCAAGGTGCGCGGGGTGGTGTCGCGTTATGCCAGCTGGATGCACGACATCTGCGGCGGCACGTCGACCGAGGCGCTGGCCAAGTCGCTGTCGGCTTCGATTGAAGACCCCAAGGCCCGCGCCGTGGTGCTGTGGTTCGACTCGCCTGGTGGCCAGGTCAACGGCCTGAATGAAATGGCCGAAATGATCTATCAGGCCCGTGGCCGGAAAAAGATCGTCGCCTATGTCGGCGGCCAAGCCTGTTCGGCGGCGTACTGGATGGCTTCGGCCTGTGCCGAAGTGGTGATCGACGCGACCGCCGAACTGGGTTCGGTGGGCACGGTGGCGGGGTTTCGCATCCTGCCGCCGGTCGAGGGCGAACAACGCATCGAAGTCGTGTCGAGCAATGCGCCGAACAAGCGCCTTGACCCGACCAGCGAGGACGGCCAGGCCGCGGTGCAGACCATCGTCGACGACCTCGAAACGGTGTTCATCGACGCGGTGATCCGAAACATGGGTGTCGGCCGCGACAAGGTCCTGGCCGACTTTGGCCGGGGCGGCACCTTCATCGGTGCCAAGGCAGTAAAGCAGGGCATGGCGCACCGCCTCGGCAGCTTGGAAGGCTTGATCGCCGAGCTAAGCGGCCGGCAGTCGTCGCGCCCGATTCAACCACTCAAGGCGTCAACCGCCGCCAAGACCAACGTAGGAGCAAACCATATGCCTCTGACTATCGCAGAAGGGGCGACGGCGGCCGCCGTTGCTGACGCCCTGAAGGCCCAACACCCGGACGCTTTCGCCGCCATTGCCGCCACCGGTGCGGCCGACATGGCCACCGCCGTCGAAGCGGCCCGTGTGACGGGGCACGCGGCGGGCAAAGCCGAAGGGGAAATCGCCGGCCGTACCGCTGAAACCGCACGCGTCACAGCGGTGTTTGCCAACAGCCTGCCCGGGCACGAAAAGCTGATTCAGGCCTTGGCCTTGGACGGCACCACCAGCGGCCTGGAAGCCGCCGCGCAGATCATCGCCGCCGAGAAAAAAGGCGGTGCCGACTACCTGCACGACGCTGCCAATACCGAAGCCAACAAGGTCAAGGGCGGCGCCGAACCCCAGGGCGGAAAGTCCACCGTTGACCCGAAAACGCTGGCCGCTGAAGCCCGCACCCTGGTCGACTCCGAAGCCGCCAAGGGCAACAAAATCACTATTTCCGCCGCTGTGCGAATGATCCAAGGGGGTAAAGCCTGATGCGTCAACACATTGAAAGCCGTCGCGCCGGTACGGATGCCGAGCCTTGCCGCATTGCCGCTTATGACGATGTCGAAGGCGAGTTCAAGCAAGCCGCGGGGCCGAGCGAAGCGCCGTTGATGGGCGTGACCGGTAGCCTGGGTGCCGTGGCAGGCACCGTCTGCGACGTGATCCGAAGCGGTCCAACCGAGCTGGAGTATGGCGGCGCCGTGGGCTTTGGTGACCTGTTGACCGCCGACATCGCCGGTCGTGCGGTGAAGGCGAAACCCGGCGAAGCCTACATCGCTCGCGCCGACGAAACCGGTGACGCCGGCACCATCGGCCGCGTGTTCATCGAGCGCGGCTTTGTGCCGGCCGCTTAATTTGACCCTGGAGTAATTCAAGCATGCCAGCCCCGTTTCCTATTGACCCGGTCCGTACCGGGATCGTCATTGCCTACCGCAATGACAAACTGATCGCTGATCAGGTGATGCCGCGTAAGTCCGTTGGTGGCGAACAGTTCAAGTGGTTCGAATATGACAAGGCCGAGCGCCTGACCCATATCGACACTGAAATCAGCCGTAAGGGTGCCGCCCTGGAAGTCGAGTTCGCGGCCGAGGAAAAAGACGCCTCGACTGCCGATTTCGGTCTGGACGACGTGGTCCCGCAAAGCGACATCGACAAGGCCGCTAACAGCAACTATGACCCGCTCGACCACGCCTCGGAAGCGCTGACCGACCTGATTTTGTTGGACCGCGAAGTCCGTGTCGCCCGGGCCACCTTCAACCCGGATAACCATGCCTACGGCAAGCCGTTGGCGGCCGGGGAAAAGTTCAGCAATCGCGACGCCGACCTGTTGCCGTTCTTGCTGGCCCAGCTCGACGGCCCGCTGATGCGTCCGAACACGTTGACCATCGGCCGCGCCGAATGGACCCAGTTGCGGGTCAACCGCAGCATGGTCGCGGCAGCCCACGGCAACAGCGGCGACAAAGGCGTGGTGAGCATCGCCCAACTGATGGAACTGCTGGAAATCGAAAACGTATTCATCGGCGAAAGCCGCGTGAACATCGCCAAGAAGGGCAAGCCGGCCGAGGTCAAACGGGTGTGGGCCGGGCATTGCGCGTTCACCTACCAAGCGGCCAACGTTGAGATTCCGGCTGGGACTCTGACCTGGGGGGCTACTGCGCAATATGACGATCGCTTCGCCGGGACCTGGTACGACGAAAGCGTCGGCCTGAAGGGCGGTTACCGCCTGCGCGTCGGTGAGCAAGTCAAGGAACTGGTGATTGCCAAAGAGTGCGGCTTGCTTCTGCAAAACGTGATCTAAGCGTCGCCACACTGTACCGAGAGCCCCGCCCAGTGCGGGGCTTTTCGCAGCCGAAAGCCCACCCAGGCGGGTCGGCTTTCGCATGCGAAAAGGGGGAGCCGTGAGCCGATTTAACATTGTTGAACGAACGATGCTGATTTGTAAGGACGCCACGGCGCAGGTGCTGACGGACGCGGGCGAGCGCTTCGATGTCGAGGGCATTTTCGACAATGCCGAGGTCGATTTCGAGCATCGAAAAGAAGGCTCCAGCGACTCTGGCGGTTTGAAGTTCAAGCGCCGGCAACCGGTGTTCACCACCGGCGATCAACGCTTGGCCGGGATCAGCAAAGCGTGGCGGCTGACCATCAAGGACAAGGTTTACTTTTGCCCTGCGCCTTATGCCGACGGTGCGGGCTGGCTGACTCTCTGGCTGGCCGACAGCCTGGACGAACCCGCCGTAGGGGAGGGCGCAAGTCATGGCAGCCAGTGGCGTTAACTTTCAACTGAACTTCGCGCAAGAAATCACCCGCGTCACCGCGCAGATTCAGGCCACCCCCGAACAGGTGACGAAGGCCGGCGAGCGAGCCCGCCGTAAAACCATGCGCTGGTTGTCGACGCGTATGGCGCGCGAAATCAGCCAGGCCCTGCGGGTGCCGCAGAAAAGCTTAAAAGCGCGCTGGAGCACGACCACGGCCGGCTCTGGCGCCGAACAAGTAACGATTCTCTGGTTTGGCACCTTGCCGTTGCCGGCGGAGAACGCGGGTCGACCCCGACAGGGCAAGAAGGGCACCACGGTCGCGGGTCGTCGCTTCGACGGGGCGTTCTATCGCAGCGTTTACGACGGGGTTTCGCGGGTCTGGATTCGCAAAAGCCGCGCCCAGGCGCTGGGTCTGCAACTGCCGGCTATGAGTCGGCAGAACGGCGGGGGCAGTGCTCGCTTTCTTGATCTTGGTGGCAGCAATGACAGCAGCAACCGGGGCCGTTTCCCGGTGGTGCGTGTCGGCATCGAACTAGCCGACATGGCCGACGAAGTGTTCCGCCGTTACGAGCGGCGTGCCCTGGCGCGGTTTGCCGAGCTGATCGAACAAGAAATCAATTACGCGGTGAACCATGAGCGGAAAACCTGACGAATCCCAAGTCGATTTGACCGAATTGCATAACCGGATTATCGCGGCCATACGCGAGCGGTTCGGTGCGCGGTTGACGACCGTGGACATGTACAACCCCGTGGACCCGAACAGCCAGTCGATCAAGACGCCGGCGGTGCTGCTAGAGCTGGCCGAGATTCGCCCCAGTGGTCGCGCCACGGGCGGCCGCACGCCGATGGAGCTGATATGGACCGCGCACTGTGTCTTGAGCGCCCAGACCGAAAACGTGCAGCTAGAGGTGCGCAACTTCGCGGCCCACCTGCTGCGCCTGATCGATGGCGCCCGATGGGGGCTGGATTACGTGGAACGCGCTAGCGATTTAGAGGCGTTTCCCGGGTTGTTCACCCCGGGCGAAAAAGGTTTTGAGAGCTGGCTGGTGAGCTGGAAGCAAACGGCCCATGTAGGCGAAGCCTGGGAACTGCCCGTCGATGGTCCGGCGCTTGAGGTGTTCATAGGGCAAGACCACGTAGGTAACGATCAGCCGGAGGCGTGATGGACGTTTTGCAGCGCCTGGAAGAGCTGGAACGTCGCGTTGCCCAAATGGTGGTGCGCGGCAAGATTGCCGAGGTCGACCCCGTCAAGGCCGTCGCGCGGGTCCAGTACGGGCCCGGCATGACAACCGGCTGGCTACCCTGGAAGCCGATCCGGACCGGGAAGGCGATTGTCTGGTGGTGCCCCGAAAAGGGCGAAGGGGTCACGGTGATCAGTGAGGGTGACCTGGCTCTGGGCGAGATTCTGCCCGGCAGCTATCACAAAGACTTTGTCGCGCCATCGAGCGACCCCGACCTGTTTTTGATCCAGTACGGCGATGGCGGGTCGGTGTCTTACGACCGCAAGGCGCACTTGCATCGCCTCGACTTGCCCGCCGGCGGTCGCGCCGAAGTGGTCGCCCCGGGTGGCGTCAAGATTACCGGTGACACCGAAATCGACGGCACGTTACGCGTAACGGGCGACATCAAAGGCGACGCCGAAGTCGGTGACGCCGTGCGCAACATGAGCGCCGACCGGGCGCTGTACAACGGCCATAAACACGGCAACAGCCCGGCCCCTGATCCGCAACAGTGAGAACAGCATGAAGCAAGGTATGGACAGGGTTACAGGGCGCCTGATTGGCGGCATCCCTTATCTGTGGCAACGCCTGAGCGATGTCATAGCAACGCCAGTCGGCAGCCTGGTCGGCCGCCGTGACTTTGGTTCTCGGTTGTTTGAACTACTCGACCGAAACGTCGATTCGGAATTCCACATGGACGCCTTTGTCCGGCTCGCTGAAGCGATCAACAACAAGGCCAACGGCCTGGACGACTTCAGGCTGTTGACGATGCGGGTAGAGGTGGTGGCCAGCAACCATATCGAGCTGTTTCTAAACGGCCTGCTGTACGAGCAGGGAAAAGCCAGCGCGGTGGAATTGGAAAGGATCTTGCTCAAATGACAGGCGTAATCCCGGCTTTGCTGCCGCCTTTGACCGTTGTCAAAACGGTCGACTATGAAGTCATTGTCGCTGAAATCGCCGCTTCGGCCGGGGTGGAGAACAATAGCCCGGCCGATCCGGCCTATCGGGTTGTGCTGGCCTGCGCCTATCGGGAAATGCTGATCCGCCAGGAAATGAACGAGCAGGCCAAGGGGCTTACGTTGGCACATGCCTACGGCAGCCAGCTCGACCACATTGGCGTCACCTACTACCGCAACCCTGACGGTAGCCCGATCCTGCGCCGCGCTGGCGAGTTGGACGACGACTATCGGGCCCGCTTGCAGGAATCGCCCGAGGGGCTGTCGGTGGCGGGCCCCGAGGGCGCCTATCGCTTTCATGCGCGCAATGCCAGCCAGGAGGTCAAAGACGTTTCAGTCGACAGCCCGCAACCCTGTGAGATTGACCTGTTTGTTCTGGGGCGCACGGGTGACGGCCAGGCCGGCCCCGGGCTGTTGCAGGCGGTCGACAGCTATCTGAAGCCGTTCCGGCCCTTCGGTGACCGTGTGCGGGTGCGCTCGGCGGAGATTGTGCGCTATGCCCTGAATGCGACGGTGTTTGTGTCGTCCGAGTTGGACCCGGCAATGGCGCTTGAAGTCGCTGAGAAGCGCGCCAAGGCGTATGTAGCGCAAATGCACAAGCTGGGCGGCCAAGTTGTGCGTTCGGCCGTCGACGCGGCGCTGACGGTCGAGGGCGTGACTGAGGTTGTGTTGAATGGCTGGAAGGACATTCGCTGCGTTAAGTCGCAGGCGCCGTATTGCTATGACGTGGTGCTACGGCAGGGAGGATGACCGATGAACATCCTACCGCCACACCTGGCCGAGCTTGAACGCAAGATTGACGCCAGCACGGCGCGAATCGACGCCATTCCGGTGCGCACGGAAACCCTGTGGAATCCTTGGACGTGCCCGGTCGAGGTGTTGCCCTGGTTGGCCTGGAACTTGTCCATCGATCATTGGCGGGCGAGCTGGTCCGAGCAAAAGCAACGGGCGGCGGTGGCCAGTTCCCTGGACCTGCACCGGATCAAAGGGACGTTGCGCGCGGTCGAGCAGGCGCTATCTGAGTTCGACCTGACGCCGAAGGTCACGGAATGGTTTGACGCGGTGCCTCCGTTGCCGCGTGGCACCTTCCGGCTTGACCTAGCCACCGACAGCGTTCCGATAACGCCTGAGCTGGACGCGCGGATCATGACTGCCCTGGAGCAGAACAAGCGCGCGTCGATTCACTTGGCCACCGTCCATATCAAGTTGGAAGGGCGAAGCCAGTCCCGAGCCGTTGCGGCCTCTGTCGCGGGGGAAGTGACCACGATCTACCCGTTACAGGTAACGCAGTTAGAGCAAACGCATACCAAACGCGCGGCGGCGGGTGTGGCGACGATGACCGAAAACACCACGCTCTATCCGTTGCAGGCCACGGCTTTCGAGCAGCACTGTCGGTTGCCGACCGCCGTGGGCACCTTGACCACCGGTGATGCCACCACGCTTTACCCGCTTCAACCGACGTTGCTCGAGCAGCGCGCTAACCCTGCCGTGGATTCGGTAGGTGGCGATTCTGGCGAGCAAACCACGATCTACCCCCTGCAAATGACCGAGCTGGAACAGCAAGCCGCGACGATTCAATCAGTCGGCGCGGACGGGGTGGAACTGACAACTATCTACCCGCTGGAGGTGTGATGGCAGCGCAAGAGTTCTACACAATTCTGACCAAGGCCGGCTTTCAATACGAAGCCGAATGCAAGGCCAACGGCAAACCGATCAAGCTGGTAAAAATGAGCGTCGGTGATGGTAACGGTGCGTCCTATAACCCCGTGGATACGCAAACTACGCTGAAGCGCAAGGTGTGGGAGGGCAACCTAAACAATCTGTATCAGGACAAGGTGAACACGGCCTGGCTGGTGGTCGAGGCCGTCATTCCTGAAACGGTGGGCGGGTGGTGGGTGCGCGAGGTGGGTGTCTGGACCGACACCGGCGTGTTGTATGCCATCGGTAAATACCCCGAGTCATACAAACCGTTGATCAACAACGGCGCCGGTCGCGAAGTCAGTATCCGCACGATCTTCACCACGTCCAACGCCGACAACGTGACGTTGATGCTCGACGGGTCGGTCATTCAGGCGACCCGCGCCTGGGTGAAAGATTTTGTTGATGCCGAGTTGGCCAGCGTCTTGTCGGCGGAGCATGAGGCAGGCAAAACCCACACCTACCCGCTGGCCAATTTCATCGAAACCGATTGGGTGTCGGAGTCGAGTCAGTCGGAATACCTGGCGGAGATTTTCCGCACCTTTGGTCAGTCGGGGGTGTTGGGCAGTCGCCAATACGGTTCTGCCGGTACCGAGTCGTTCAACCGCACGTTCGACGGCGCTTATTCGGCCATCAACCTGCACAACCACCCGAACCTACTGGCGACCCCCGGGCTGGGTGAAATCGCGGCCATGATCAATGGCCACATGGTCAGGACGCGCCATAACGACTATCGCTTGCGCAGCGCGGCGCCGGGTAACTACCTGGCGATGGTGGACATTGCCCCACCAGCAGCCCCCGCGTCGGTGAATGCGGCGGTCGGTATTCCGGCGAAGGTTGCGGAAATGCGCGAATACTTTCGGGCCTTTGCGGCGCGTGATACGTCGATTCGCGACTATCAGCCCCATTTTCGCTGGAACCTGTCGGTGCTGGAAATCTGGCCGGAGCTGTTGACCGATGAGGTGAATGACACCTTTGAAAGCTTCCGCCATCTGGAGGAAATCAACGGCTATCGCGACCTGTTGTCGCGCACTTTGTTGATGGGCGCCACCGGCTTCAGCGGTCGCAATGAAAACGGGTCGTTTATCCCCGGCTCGGTGCGGCAAGTGTCCAAGACGGGGCGGCCGCAGTACGTGGCCTGGCGTTATCGCATTTCGGTCGCGGACGTGGGCAGCGTCGGGGATTACCCCGTGGACAAACTCATTACCCCGCTCGATTTGCCGTTGCAGCGTTGGCACGCGAACCTGACGGGGCCGCAGGTGGCAACAAGCCGTCGCCAGCGGTGGCGTATCAACCGTGAGCTGTCGGTCGATCCGACCTGGGGTGCGTACAACGAAAGCCCGACCATCGACCTGCTGGATGAGTTGATGGCCAAGGTGCCGGGGCTGGATGGCGCCGGGGCGAACTTGGTCGAGCAGTACACCGACAGCGGCGTGGTCACCAAGCTGACCAAGTGGGACAGCCCTGAGCTGCTGAACGCGGCTTACTACAACCGCCGGTATGGGCATGAACGCAATGCCAGCGGCCGTACCAAGGGCCTGCGCAGTTACAACGACCCGACGCTGTTCGTCGCGTCCAATACGCGCCCTGAGGTGGCGTCGTTTGCGGCGGATGGCCAAACCTATCGCAACAGCTATGCGATTCCATTGGAGTTGATCTTGCGCACGCCGCTGGAGGGTTGGAACCCCTACGGCATCGCCACGGTAGCCGCCACGCCCGGCGACGGGGCCACCCCCCAAACCGCCTGGACTGGGCGCAGTGATGGTTCTCGCCACTACATCACGCCGGCCGAGATGTTCTCTGACACGGTGTTAGACCCCGATCCGGCGGATACCGGGGCGAGCCCGCGCTGGGTCTTGGATAGCACCGGAACGCCTCGACTGCTGCGGGCCTCGGGCATCTACGCGGTGTTGCCGAAAGTCGAGGGCGCTGGCGGCCTGGTCCTGCGTTACCCGGTCTATCCGATGTACCACGAAGGGGGCTGGGCGGCGGCGGCCGTTGATGCCTTGGCGGGCGACTGCACGACCAGCATGGTGAGCTTGATGCGTGGCCACATCACGCAAAAAGACTCGATTGCGGAAATGAGTGAGTCGATCCGGATACTTAAAAACGAAGTTTCGCAACTTAAACAGAAATAAACCGGGGAATTATTATGGGCATGTCGGCACTGCTGGCTGAGGCTACTCGCCTTGTAACAATGTTTCAGGATAAAGAGAAAGGCATTAAAGACGCCGTGGCCGCTGCTGTCAGTGCGGTCCCGGTGATGAGTAAGATTTATTATGTCAACGCTATTGCCGGTGATGATGCCACCGGTTTAGGCGACAGGCTCAAGCCATTCAAGACGATTGCAAAGGCCGTGAATGCCATCCCTTATGGAGGCGGTGGCTATATCCGGTTGTTTGGTCATGAGCATGTGATCGACAGCCTGATTTTCATCATTTCCAAGAACATTACGATTGCGATGGCCGAGGGTGAGACGGTCATGCCAATCCTGCGAAACGTGTGCATTCCGGCCAACGGTGCAGACGGTTCGGGGAACCTGGATAACTCGACCACTGGCTTTATGATGGATAGTTCTACCGTCGTGCTGGATAACTTGCGCATTCGCACGGCCAACTATACGAAGCCTGAGTCAACGACGAACAACGTCTATACCGGTTTGTTCCGGCGCTACGATCGACCGCTGGGCATGATTCATCTGTCTCGTTGCGAAGTTGAACTGGGTGATACCTCGCTTTCTCGTCATACCATCAACGGGCAAACCGGTATTGTTTCGTTGTACTCGAACAAGATCAGTCGAGTGGGACCGGTCGTTAAGAACACGCCATTAATCGAGACCGCAGGTACTCCGATTATTTTGTCTGCGCAAAATAATACGTTGCCGGCTGGCGCTAAATGGTCGGGTGATTATTTGACTGGCGTTGTTTTTGACTCTAACGGCGCGCCTAGAAGTGTCGTTAGTAACTTGGTTCTTGGTTGATTCGGTGACTAATGATGCGACTTAACTTTACATATGATGGGCAGTTTTATTCGGCGTTTACCGTGGAGGATGCGCTAGCAGCGGGGATACCGGTGTCTGTGCTGGCCGGAGCTGCTGCTGAGGATATCCAGAAAGGGATTGATGCGGCCGTGGCCCAGGCTCGTGCGCGCAATGCCACCCGGATCGATGGCCAGGATTCCATGTATTTGCTCAAGGCGAATGAAGCCGAACGCTATATCTCGGCCGGCTCGCCAGTGGATGCCAGCGACTATGTGTTGCTCAAGGCCGAAGCCGAGGCGTTGCAGATTACCCCGCAGGAACAGGCAAACCGGGTGATTGAAGCCCGGGATTCCTGGCTGGCCGTGGCGGCCCGCATTGAAGCAGCCCGCATCGGCGGCAAGGGCTCGCTGACAGAGTTGGCCACCGTCGAAGCGGTGGTCGCCGCCGGTGAACTGGTGATCGCTGAGCTGGACGCCATCTAAGCCAGCGCCTCCCCGCTAAGACACCCCCAAGCCGCGAAAGCGGTTTTTTTTCGCCTGAAAGTCCCCGCCCTGGGGGCTTTCGCTTTCTGCTGGAGATTGAAATGGCAGCTGATTACCTGCACGGGGTCGAGCAGTTTTTTCTCGAAAACCTCGACCGCCCTATCGAAGTCCTGGCGGCATCGACCATCGGCCTGGTGGCCACCGCTGACGATGCCGACCCGCTGGTGTTTCCGCTCAATACCCCGGTGCTGTGCAACAGCGACAAGCTAATCGCCAAGGCCGGCATGACGGGCACCCTGCGTGATGCGCTGAACGACATCTACCGCCAGTCCGGCGCGGTGGTCGTGGTGGTGCGCGTCGACGCGACGGAAACCCCTGAAACCCAAATCGCCGGGGTGGTCGGCACCATCGACAACGAAACCGGCAAATACACCGGCCTCAAGGCGTTGTTGGCCGCTGAATCCCTGGTCGGCGTGCGCCCGCGGCTAATCATCGCCCCGGAGTTCAGTCACCTGACGGGCGTGGGTGCGGCAATGGAAGTGGTTGCGAAGAAGCTCAACGCAATCCCAATCATCGACGGCAGCGAGAAGGGCTATTCCGCCGTTATCGGCGAAGCGGCGTTGTATCAAGAAACGCTGTTCGTGAACTGCGGTGTCAAGGTGCTGGACGAGGTTACCGGCCAGGTTGTGACCCGCAAGGCGTCGCCGACCATCGCCGGGCATATCGTGCGCGTCGACAATGAAGAGGGCTATTGGAACAGTGCGTCGAGCCGGAAAATCTTCGGGATCCTCGGCACGTCCGAAGTGATCGACCATGCCATCGGCAGCACCACCAGCAAGGCCAACTTGTACAACAGCAAGAACGTGGCGGTGATCGTCAATCAGCAAGGCGGCTGGTATCTGTACGGCAACCGCTTGGCCAATTCCGTGATGATGCCGCACCAGCGGATTCGCTACATCGTCGGCGATTCGATCCTGTACGCGCACCAGGAATTGCTCGACCGCAACGTCACCCAAGGTTACGTGGATGGCGTGAAGAACCGGGTCAACAAACTGATCCGCCGATTGAAGTCGCGCGACGTAATCAGCGGCGGCGAATGCTGGGTCGACAAGGAACTGAACCAAGCCGCCATCGGCGCCGGCCAGGTGTATTGGGATTACGACCTGGGCTTCTACGACGTGGCCGAACGTATGACGTTCCGTCAGCACATCAGCACTAAATACAACGAAGCCATTTTCGAGTAAGGGGGTGATCCATGGGCGCCAAGCTGCCTAGTGTTTTGGTCGACGTGAATTCGTTCTTCAAGGACGAATCATTTGCCGGCCGCTGTAATACCGCCACCTTGCCCAAGGTTGTCACCAAGACGATGGACCAGACCCTGGCCGGCGTCGCGGGTGACATCGAGCGCGACCTGGGACGCCTGGAAAAGCTGGAGTGCGATGTCACTATCTCTGACTACTCCGAGCGCATTACCGGCCTTCTGGGCGCGCGTGACAGCCGTGAAGAGGTGTTCACGCTGCGCGGTGCGGTCGACGTGGGCGGGATCATCAAGACGGTGATTGTGCGCATGCAAGGCTTCTGGAAGTCCGCCGAGTTCAACGAATGGGCCCCGGAAAAAGAGGCCACCATGAAATTCGCCATCGCGGTCGAGCTGTTCCACTTTGAGGTGGACGGCAAAGAGCTGATTTACATCGACAAGCTCAACAACGAATTCCGCGTCAACGGCGTGGACCGCAACAAAGAAATTCGCGCGGCGCTGGCCCAGTAAGGGCCGGCGTTTTTTTGCCCCATTTTTGAGGAATCCCCATGAGCAAGCCTGTAATCCTGACCCGCCCAATCACACGCGGCGAAACCGAAATCACTGAGGTCACCTTTCGCGAGCCCGGCGCCGGCGAATTGCGTGGCCTGGACATGTTCGACGTGATCCGCATGGGTGTGAACGCGCACCGTGTACTGGTGCCGCGTATCGCCAATATCACCGCCAACGAGTTCGACCTGCTGGCCCCCAAAGATCTGTTGAATGTGCAGACGGAGGTGGTCGCTTTTTTCACGGATTGACCGCCGTACCGCACGAAGTAATGGAGGCGGAAGCCGACATTTTCCTGGTCTTCACCGGCTGGGATGCGCTGACGACGGAGCGCATGCGGCTTGAAGAGCTGATGCGTTGGCACAAGATCGCGCTTGCTCGGTACGAGCAGGGCCGGGCCGGGCAGTCCTGAGAGGGGCCGCCCGGCCTTTTTTTGGGGTGGGCTATGTCGAATTCTATGCGGCTAAACCTGATCATGGGCTTGGTGGACAAAATCACCGGGCCCATTCTGAAGGTGACCGATACCACGTCGCGGATGGGCGAAAAAATCAAGGCGACCCAGTCCGAGCTGTCGCGCCTGGGCAATACCTCTAAGGACATCGAGCACTTCAAAGCGCTCGAGGCGCGCACCGGCCAGACCGCGCAGGCCTTGGCCCTGGCTCAATCCAAAGCGCAGGCCCTGGGGCAGCAGCTGAATGCCACGGCCAACCCGACCCGCAAGATGACGGATGAATTTACCCGGGCGGCCGAACAGGTCAAACGCTTGCAGGCACAACAGCAGTCCGAACGCCTGGAGCTTCAGCGCACCGGCCAGCAGCTTGCGGCAACGGGGGTGAACACGGGGAGGCTTTCCGAAGCCACGCGGCGTATTGAAGTGCAGACGCGCCGCTACAACGAGCAATTGGCCAAGGAACAGAAAGCCTTGGCCTTGGTCGCCGAAAAGCAAAAGCGCCTGGGTGAAATCAAGCAGCGCAACAGCGACATGAAAATGTCGGCGACGGGTGACGCCATCGGGGTCGGTGTGGCCATCGCCGGCGCGAAACAGCTGGTCGATGCGTATGGCGAAGTAGTCACCGCGCGCAATGACGGTTTAGCCCTGGGGCTGGATGAGGCTGGCATTAATTCGATTACCGCCAAGGCCAAAGAGTTTTCGAACATGTGGTCGGGCACCACGCAAAAGGAGTTCATCGAAGGCGCGGTCGAAATCAAGTCGGCGATTGACACCTTGGGCGCCGAGGCTATCGGCGACTTCACCAAAATTGCGGCGTTGGTGGCGAAGTCGACCAAGTCGACCACCGCCGAAATGACGTCGCTGATGTCGACCGGCTACGGCGTGTATCGCCGCCAGTTCGACGACTTCGGTAAAGCGGTGGTGGCGGGCTGGGACAAGATGAGCGCGGAAGAACGCGACATTGAGTTCGGCAAGTACTTCGCGGCGGGCCTGGTCGAAACGGTCAACGTGTTCAAATCGGACGGGCAGCAGATGTCGGCGGCGCTGACCAACTTGGGCGCGACCGCCACGTCGGCGAACATTCCGTTTGCCGAGCAGTTGGCTATTCTCGGCCAGCTTCAGCTCACGATGTCCGGTTCTGAAGCGGCCACGAAGTACCGTTCGTTTATCGGCGCGGCCGCCGGGGCCAGTGAAAAGCTGGGCGTCTCTTTCATGGATGCCAACGACAAGCTGTTGTCGATGCCGGCAATTCTGGAAGTGCTGCGCAAGAAGTACGGCGCCACCCTGGACGCGATGGAAACCCAGGAGATGAAAAAGGCGTTTGGCACCGACGAAGCTATCGCCCTGATCCAGCTGCTGTACCCCGAAATTGACTCGCTGAAAAAGAACATCAGCGGCATGGGTGAAGCGCTGAAAACAGGCATGTCGACCACTGAGCGCATGGCTCAAATCATGAACAGCGGCCCGAACGAGTCGTTTAAGTTGATGAGCCAGCGCATTCAAAACGCCAGTGTCACCCTGGGCGCGGTGTTCGCCCCGGCGATGATGTTTGCCGCCGGTGCCGTGGGCCAGCTGGCCAGCCTGATCGGCAGCCTGGCCGAGCGCTTTCCGTTTCTCTCCCAGGTGATTGGCTTCGCCCTGGTCGGGCTGGTGGGCCTGAAGGTGGCGTCGATTGCCGCCCGATTTGGCTTCGCGTTCCTTTCTGATGGACTGATGCTGGCCCGCCGTTCGCTGATGTTCTTCACGGCGGCCAACCTGCGCACGCAAGCGGCGTTACTCGTAACGCGAGTTCGATCGATCGCGGCTGCGGCGGGGGTATTGCTGCTGGGCACCGCCAGTCGTGCCTACGCCGTAGGCGCGGCGGTGATGACTGCAGCGCAATGGGCGTTAAACGTGGCCATGTCGGCCAACCCCATAGGCCTGGTGATTGCCGGCATGCTGGCATTGGTGGGTGTGGTGGCCCTGGTGGTGCGCTATTGGGAGCCGCTGAAAGGCTTCTTTGGCGGGCTGTGGGAACGCATCAAGGTCGTGTTCTCGGCGGCCTGTGAAGTCATTAAGGCGCTGTTGGCTTATTCGCCGATGGCCTTGCTGATGCAGACATGGGCACCTCTGACCGCCTTTTTCCGCGGCCTATGGACCAACGTCAAAATGGTGTTCTCGGCGGCTTGGGAGTTCATCAAAGCGCTGATGAACTTCGCCTTTGTCTGGTCGATCTTCCTGGTGTGGGAGCCGCTAGTGGCGTTCTTTAGTGGGCTGTGGGAGCGCGTTAAGGTGCTGTTCTCGGCGGCCTGGGAGTTCATCAAGGCGCTGATGGCCGATTCCCCTCTGGCGCTGGTGACTCAGGCGTGGGAACCACTGTTTACGTTCTTCGGTACGCTTTGGGATCGCATCAAGAGCGTGTTTGCTGAGTCGACCCAATGGCTGACGGACAAGGTTCTGGCGCCGGTCACGTCCATCATGGACAAGGTCGGGGGCTTTCTCGGCGACGGCGCGGTCGCCATCACGCAGAAAATCACAGGTGCGACCGACGCGGTGAACGCCGCACTGCCACCGGTGGCCCCGGGCGCGGGGGCGGTAGCCGCACCCGGGGCGCCCTTGGCGGCGCCAGTGGGAGGCGTGGCATCGCCGGCCGGTCGGCCGCCTTCAACGCAACAGGTCAATCAATACGGCGGCATCGTCGTGCAAGCGGCCCCGGGCATGTCGGAAGAGCAAGTCGCGAAGAAGGTGCGCGCCGAGCTGGATGCCCGCGACCGCCAGGCCAGTCGGTCGCAGCGCGGTCGTCTGGGGGATGGCCAAGGCTAATAAGCGAAATAGCTAAATAGCGAAACCGCCCCCGGGCGGTCTTCGCGGGGAGGGGTATGTCTGAAGTAATGATGGCGCTGGGCGATTTTCGCTTCAGCGTGGCCACCGCCGAATATCAGGGGCTGTCGACCTCGATGGCCTGGCGCTGGGCGAAAAAGGATCGTTACGGGGCCAAGCCCGGCAAGCAATTTCACGGCCCCGACAGCACTAGCAAAACCTTCGATATCACCGTTTACCCGCAGTCGCGCGCGGACGTGTTGCTGTTCGACCGCCTACGCATGATGGGCGACGCGGGCGAGCCGTTGCGCCTGGTGTCGGGTGGGACGGCCAAGGTGGAAGGCCAGTTAAAGCAGTCGGGGGCCGACTTGGGGTTGTGGGTGATCGACGGCCTGACCGTGGCGGATGAATTTTTCCTCAAGGACGGTACGCCCCTGGTGCGCAAGGGATCGCTGTCAATTTCCGAGTACGGGGAGGATGAAGCATGAGGACTTACCGCACCCGCCCGGGGGACATGCTCGACGCCATTTGCCATGTCCATTACGGCGCTCGCCCGGGGACCGCCGAAGCGGTTTTAGAGGCCAACCCGGGGCTTTGCCGGCGGGGCGCGGTGCTGCCTGAAGGACTGTTGATCGAATTGCCAGACCTGGCCCCGGCGCAAGCGCCTGGGCAAGTGTCGTTGTGGGATTGAGGACGACCATGAAAAAAGCTGACTACCGAATCACGGCCAACGATGCCGATATTACCGCCATGCTGCGCAAGCGCTTTATCAAGCTGACCTTGCAGGATTCCGCCGGTGAGGACAGTGACACCGTGGCGATTGAGCTGGATAACCGCGACAACCTGATTCGTCTGCCGTCGACGGGCGCGGAGCTGAAGGTGTGGATTGGCGAGCCGGGCGCCCTGGTGTTCAAAGGCGCCTATCAGGTCGACGAACTGGAAGAGCCGTTAGACGATCAGGCCCTGGTGATTCACGGCAAAGCGGCCAAGATGCTGGGCGGGATCAAGGCCCCGCGTGACGCCACGTTCGACGGGATTACCCTGGGCGCCCTGGTCGGCAAAATGGCCGCCGAGCATGGTTACATTGCCGCCGTAGCGCCGGATCTGGCGAAGCATGTTTTCAGCCATATCGACCAGCGTGCCGAATCCGATATGAATCTGCTGACGCGCCTGGCTCGTGAGCTGGGCGCTGTGGCGAAGCCGGTCGGCGGCCGTCTGGTAGTGGTGCCCAAGGGTGTGGCTCAGACCGTCACCGGCGCCGCGTTGCCGACCGTCGTTATTAGTGATCCGGAGAACAGCAGCGGCCGGGTCACGATCCAAGAGCGCAACGACTATCAGTCGGTGGTCGCGTATTGGTTCAACGAAGCCGAACAGCGCAAGGTGCCGGCGGTCGCGGGCATAGTCGCCGGCGCGGTGTCGGTGTACGGCGAGTCCCCGGACAATGCCAGCGAGGCCAGCGAAGACGCCGACAGCCAGGCGGGCCCGCGCTACATCATCCGCAAGACCCATACGGATCAGAAAAGCGCCCAGGAAGCGGCGGCGGCGCAACTGAAGAAACTGCAGCGCGGCAAGTCCACCATGTCCATCACCCGACCGCTGACGCCTGGAATTGTCGCCGAGGGCCGGCTCGATGTGCGCAACCATCGCACCAGCGCTAATCGACTGTGGCAGGTCGAGTCGGTTTCGCATGTCATTGGATCGGGCGGGGTGGCATCGTCGGCGGCGGAATGTGTGACGCCCGCGTAATACAGTCGGGGGCGATCAAGGCTTTACCGTGAGTATTTGGCCCTGGCAGATTTTACGTAGCAACGCAGACTTCAAATCAGCACATGCGTTTTCACACAATCTGGACCCAAAACAGACACTGAAAGTCTGGACTATATGCCTCCGTTCGACATATTCGTAAGCGCCGTGCCAAAGGAATCTCAGCAATGCACGATGTTTCAGATTGGGTGCTCATGATTTGCGATTGCATAGATTTAAGATCCTAGTTTTCGTTCTGTTATAAATAAAATTGACGACTATCCCTGAGCTCAGACAATCTGGTTTGAACACGTTTTCGAGAGTTTTCAAAACGTTTGGAGTTTTCTGGTATTTGCTTTGTTATGAAATATGTTTCAAAGTATTTATCCAGTAGGTCGGTCTTGTTTCTATTGCGAAGCATTCGGAGTAGGGCTCCAATGCCTCGGTGCGTACCATTCTTTTTTAGTTGCCGAAACATTATCTTCGCCCGTTTTCGTGCGGCCTGCTTGGTGCAGTGTTCCTTGATATAACCCGTTACCAAATTTTCAAACCATATTTCCGCTGGTTTCGACAGCCACCTCCCATGACTCAATCGGCATTTCGATATCGCATGGGTCGCAGACCCCAAGTCGATGTCATTGAATAGTGCGTAATAGAACGTTCTGAATCCGCTTAATACTTCTGCAACGTCAACACGCTTCGTAGGAGCAACCAAGCACCAGCAGGGGCACGGCTGGATTGCTCCCATTTGTCCTAGAAAATAAGCACCGAAACATGCTGAAAACACAGCCAGTAGATTGAATCGACTGGCTATATTTAGCGGAAGTAAAGCTGCGGCTACGCGCTCCCAACTGAGAGTGCTACTATTCTCAAACTCCAAACCCTCAAATTGATCACCATGGCATTCTACATGGATGAGGGGGATGTTACCGGTGGCTGCTTCTTGAGTTAGTTGATGTAGTATTTCTAAGAATTGATTGGCGTGACTGCAGCTTATTATCTCTATCGGTACATTAAATGATTCGGTTTCAGTACCTAAAGATGTTAAATATTCGGAGAGTATTTTCCCGGTTTCAACTTCGTCGGGTTCTAGTGATTGGATAATTACGATTCTGTTGAAGGTGAACCCGGCTAAAGACGTCATGTAGTATGATTACCTTTTCAGCAAATTATGAATGAATCGGGCTTTAATTCGCAGTGCATGCCCGATCTATAGGTTGTTCTGGAGTTCAATCTCAGCTAAGCATTGCTCGTCGTGCCAGCGTTGCCATGCTTCCTGTTCTTGCCTGTGGGTTTCGGCGCACACGATCCTGGGCCTAACCAAGTGGATATCATCAGGATCACTTGAGAAAATGTAGCGGTCTGCATGCTCAATTATAATCCTCCGTATTAGCTTGGCCATTTCAACATCCATTACTGTTCCGCGACCCCATGAGCGCCGCCCTATGCAGCTATGGAGAATGTGCTTAGGACTGAGCGGCAAGAGAATGTCTACGTTTTTCATTCCCCAGCCGCCACCAAAATCGTAGTTGGACGCGTCTTGATAGTTCAGGCGGATAAGCGGATTGTCCGACGTCGGCCAGCAAATACCTTCTGGGGCACGGAGAATCGTCCAACGCTGCCGTGGAAGGCGCCCGATGGTATTCGTGAGGAGATGCTTAATGTTCCAGAGCCATAGTTCTCTGCCAACAACCGCCTTCGCTTGTACCCGACCTCCACCGTCTGGCAGCTTTTCAACGTTGATCTTCACGGGGAAAGCTTCTGAGCTGTTCGGCTGAGTCCTTGGGGGTAATGAGCCTGATTTGACTGCTCTCTCCAAGTTACCAATTGAACTCTCTAACGTTTCATTGAGAAATGTCTCCAGCGTTCCGCGTTGCCGTGCAAGAAATTCTTTTAGCCGTGCGGGCGTGCGTAGATCTTGCGCTACGGCGAAGCGCGTTAAGCGATTCCAATGCTCAGGAGACATGCGCTGGTCATTGATTGCGAGAGAAATCGCCTCCTGTGCCGGGCTTTCAAACTCGCTACCCAGCCATTTTTCGATTTCATCGGATGCACCTCGCCCTGTTACAGACGTATATAGGTGGCTCTGATAGGCGATGCCTTTCAGACGTTGATCAATCCACAGCGGGTAGCTTGCACTTGGTACAAGAAGACGATAGGTAGAAATTTTCCCATCCTTCGCCCACTGCTTCAGGTAGAGCTTCGGAACGTAGTGGTTTTCCTTACGAAACTGCGTCATTTCCCCCCCCCAGGTGTGTAGGCGCTATGTACCAGAATGCAAGGTAACAAATGTTCTTCTGGATATGCGAACCCACCCGGTTAGTAGGCATACCGAACGACTGCTTTTCGCGATAGCAGTCTTTCAACAGGGGATGTGGCCGTCATCACTCCGGCGTCATCAGTACAGCGAGCGTCATCTTGATGAATTCTTCGTTGCGGTCAATAGCAGCCAGGGCACCGCGAACGTTCTCGGCGACTTCGGCCGCCCCGCGCTGCTCGACCCAGTTCGAAAGCTCCAGGATGGCGGCCTCAAGGGCGAGTTGGTTTTCGTTGATCCTGTACAGCAGGGAGGGGAGAAGGTCTGA